CAATACGTGGGTCAAAGTCGCTTTGATTTTCGGACATAATCATCCCATCCAATTGCTATGTTCAAACACGGGTTTTTTAACTACCATTTTCTTAGGCTCTTGTATCATCAATCCTAGCATCCTGAACGCATCTGCGCCATGTGAATATTGGTCATGTAGCGGTTTGCGCTTGAATTGCTTAGTATCAGGATCAACCTCATAACGATAGTGTCTAAGGCATTGTAGCCCATCTACGCAATTATCTCTATCAAACCAACAATTCCTAAAAATCGTTCGTGCTGCATTGATACTGTCCACAACAGGCGTTCTAGGAATAATCCTAGTTTTATAGCCTGATGAACGCACTATTTCTTCTATTGACCGACCAGCTGCTGCCAATGTTTTGTTCTCAGCATCGTGAGGTAGCCACAATGTATCGTATATGTAACCAAATGTCTGCATTTTGGCTAATATAGCGCTAATTGTCTCTTGGCTTGTCTCCATATACCGTATCAGGCGTGTCTCCATCCCAATAAACTGGACAAACCATACTGCCGTGGCATCTGACCATCCCAAGTCAAAGACAGCGTGTACGGGCTTTGTCGGGTCATAGTTAACCTTTGTGATGCGGTCTTCCATTTCAGCCAATTGCATTTCTTTGGCAAATATAGCACCGTCAACCGTTACCCTACAAATACCCTCCCAAACCGTGTTGTACGCCTCAATGTCTCTAGTTTTTAACGCATCTTTTTCGAGCTTTAGCGTTTCAGGAAACCAAGGGTTATCAGACCAATTGATCTTTTGGACAATAGCATTAGCTGGTGAATTAAGAATAAACCGTTGATAGGTGTTGTCTGTGGCCAATTCAGGGTTAAAACTTACCCAAATCTCGGATTGTTCTTTACGAATTGTCGGAATTAACACATCCCAAGACCTTGCCGATACTGATTGCGCCTCCTCTACCCAACATATATCAACACCCTCATAAGATTTGACGTTAGCAACATTGTTCTTTAGGCCGACAAAGTTAAACTCTGACCCATTCTTGCCCCTAATAGTGCGGTCAACCACCTCATAGAAGTCTGTTAACCCCATATTTATGATTTGGTCGCTCAATAGCTTATGTACTGAATCTTTAATAGATGTTTGGAATTCACGGGCGCAAAGCACACGGATTGGCTTGTTAGCACCAATAATTAATAAAGCTCTAGCAATACCCCAAGATTTAGCACCTCCACGCCCGCCCCACAATACTTTATAACGTGCAGGCTCAAATAAACATTGCAGTTTAAGTGGGAATTCTATTTGGTTAATTTCTTCCAAAATTGGCGCTCCCATAAAGCAGGGTCGGGCGAACAACACTCTTTAATATCTTCATCCCACGGGGCTAAGCCGTTTCGCCAACATTTTTTGGTTTAACAAATGAAATGTTAATACTTGGTATTAACGCTTCACCATTTTCGCCTGTTATTTCTTGTTTAACAGTTTCAGACCATTTCATCTGCGCTTTTGTCCACCATATCATTGCTGTAGTATCGCCTTTGATTGCTTTGTTATACAAAGACTTAGCGACTGATGCGCTTGCTTGCGCTTTTCCTAACGCCAATTCTATTGCGTAATGCTTACGTAGTGTTTTGTCGCTGATGCCTATTAATGCTGCTATTTGATCGTGTGGCAAACCTAAACCTGATGCTTGTTGCACCTGTGCTTGTGTTTTATCGGTAGGTTGGTGTTCGACCATCTTTTATTAACAGTAAGTGTTTAATGTCCTTTTAGTATATCCTAAATAAAATCAATTAGTTATAATTTTCTGCGGGGTAGGAAAAAGTATTACATTTGTGTGCTGAATTTAACACACATATACGCAATTGCTTGTTCAATAATCTGTTCAGGGTTTTTACCTATCTGTTTGTAAAAAGATGGGTTTTGTATTGCTAGTTGAGCGTCCTTAACAGGGTTCATATCTTTACCTGAAAATTTAGATGCTATGCTAATAGCTTTCTTAAAGTCTTTTTGTTCAATTGCTTGTTTTACTAAGTCTCTCTTTGTTTGCATTTGATTCTTCCTCTATGATCGTTGATATTTGTTTAGCTGTCTTAACACGATCAATTCTAACTGTATCCTTCCACTTTTGTTGTATTTCCATTAGTTCCGCATAATTTTTTTCATTAAATTTATTTAAATCGTCTGTTCCATCAATAAGAAACTGTTCGTAATCTGTAATTCCTGCTAGTTTTAAAGTTTTTTCACATGATTTATCAAACAAAAGTACACAATTACAAGCTAAACTCTCATAAAATCTGTTTGCTAAATTATTGAAGTGATTGTGTGTAAATGTATCTTCCATGTATAAAGAATATCTAAAGTTTAATAGTGCTGGTTTATTCCAACTAAATTTCATAATTGGTTTTGCTTTGCATCCAATGTGCATAAATTTTTTATGATTCTTTGTACTTGTAGATAAATACACGTTTTCTGTTAAGTATTTCTTGAAATAAAATTCTCTATCTGTTCTATATGTGCCGTAATAAATAAAATTGTGTGTTTTCTTTGTTACTGGCTTTTCTTCATAAAGCAATGTATTTAAATTTACTGTGTAATCACGATCAAAACAATTAAATTTGACTGCGCCTTTTGCATAATTGGTAAGAATGAATGAACTTGTTTTTTTAAATATTTTATAAAACATCCCATTTGGTGCTAAATTGTATTCATTTGTAAGCCAACCCCAAACGCTGCTTGCATTAATTTGTTCTATTTTTTCCAATTCGTGAATCATTGGAAATTGTGTAGCATAACTGACTAAAACAACATCGTATTTTTTTTGTACACGTTTTGAATTTTCTTCTATGTAAAGTAAATCTACTTTGTGACCCAATATTCTTAATTCTTTTTGTATAGCTAATGCGTTTCTAACATGAGCATCTATTGGATTTACAGCTCGTGGAACTGTTTCAATAATTAATAAATCAGCCATCAATAAATGCCATAAATGCGTCAAAACTGATTTTTTCAGCAGAAATACCTAGTTTTGCTTTAATTATTTCTTTTTGCGCTATATTGTCGCATTTGATAATAAAATTGACCGCTTCATTTACTTCATCTATTTCATCTATTGCATCAGGCATAAAATCAGCAAACATTGCTAACAATTCTTCATCAGTAAAACCTAATACATTTACATCAAATTCATCATCTTTTAACGCTTCTAATTCTAATTGCAATACTTCAGCATCCCACCCCGCATTTAATGCCAATTTGTTATCAGCAATAATCAATGCTTTTTTTTGATTGTCTGTTAAGTGTGTTAACTGTATTACTGGCACTTTGTCCATTTGCAACTTTCTTGCCGCTAATAAACGTCCATGTCCAGCAATAATGCCTTTGTCTCCATCAACCAAAATAGGATTTGTCCATCCAAATTCTTTAATTGATGCTGCTATTTGTGCAATTTGTTGATCTGTATGAGTTCTTGAATTGTTAACGTAAGGTATTAATTCATCAACTGCAAATTGCTCAATAATCACTTCTTTTTTTCTTTCTTTTGCGCTTCACGTTTTTCAGCATAAGCAATAGCAACAGCTTGTTTAACAGGTTTTCCCGCTTTTACTTCAGCTTTAATGTTTTCTTTAAATGCTTTGGGCGATGTTGATTTGATTAATGGCATTAACAGTTCCAGTTCTTTAATGATGCTTTAGCCCTTTCAGCAGGACCTTTAGCGTTCTTGACTACACCTTCCATACGGGCACAAAAACTAGCCTTGCGCCCTTTATCTTTCTCAGTCTTAGGATTAGGAGCTGGTGCTTTTAAATGGCTACCGTTCTTGGCGTTGTACTCAGCACGCCCTTTGGCGGTCATTCCAGCACCTTTGTCCGTAGGGTTGTAAGTCTTACCCTTACCCGTGGTTTTGTGCTCTATGGGCTTGTCGTGCTTTTTCATTTTTTTGCCGTCTTAGCAGATTGTTTAAATGCTTCGGCAGTTGGTGCGCCCTTTGTGCCAGGCTTTCTCATCTTTTCAACAGGCTTACCCTCGGCCTTTTCTTTTTTTATCCGTTCCTGTTTTTTATGGATATTCGCATAAAGTCCAGTTGCCATTATTCAGTCTCCTCAATAAAACATACATCTTGCCAACTCATAACAATCATGTTTTCATCATTGTTTTTGAAATTAGTATACTTTAAGTATTCATCTTTGTAATCTTTGGCTAGTGTACCGAAGTAAACTTTATCGCCTACCTTTAACCCTTCTTCTGCTGCCTCATCTCCAACTGCCGTAACATACCCTACGGTGTCAACTTCTGCACTTTGAATATAAAGAGTGGACTGAATGCGCTTTTCAGGTCTGACAAATATTTTGTCTCTTAATGGCTTAATCATTTGCGTGGCCTCCCACGTTTGGCAGGTGTAGCTTCACCATTGGAAAAAACGCCCAAGGGGTTAACCTCGGGCAAAATGGCTTTCTCTGCAAATTCTCCGCACCATTCATTCATGCTACGGTTTTGGTAATAAGGATAGCGTCTGCATACCCCTAAATTACCGCCTATATAGTACAAACAAGCACTACAATTGGAAACAGTCATATCAACTCCACTTAGTTGTTGTGATTAGAAGTGCCGCCTTGATGCTCCTTGGCGGCATTTCGCTTTTATTTGTACTCTGAACGCTCGTGCTCGTAGCAGCTCTTTTCTGAAGAACCGCCTTTCATTTCGCCCATTCTTCCATCGTGCTTGCCCATGTGTGAACCGTCACGTGAACCAATGCCGTCCATCTTGCCCATGCCTACACCACCAGCGATAGGCATTTTACGCTCTCCGCTTGTGTCGCTAGACAATGCACCCTTAGGGATTTTCTCGCCTGACATACCAGGACGCATAACTTCTTTGTCAACCATAGATGCGCCAACTTTTTTCTCGCCTGTGCTGTCAGAAGACTTTGCACCTTTTGGCATTTTTTCCATATTTCCATAACCCATGATGTAATCCTTTAGTTTCTTTGCAAAAAACACTACCTTTTGGCAGTATTTAAACTATAGCACAAATTCAAATTAGTTCAAATTTTTAAGTTTGGGCGTAAGTCTGTATTTGTAAAACCCCCTTGTTATGTGCAATCTTTCCACCAAATGCGCCCCAAAGCGTGGCTTTCTTAAATGCCTTAACTGGGCACTTATGCTCGCTTCGGGGTCACCTGTTTTTTCAGCTATTTCTTTCAATGAATACCAATTTTGATCGCAAACTGCATTCCAAACCCGTAAAAGTTGGCCAGTAAGCCTAACATCATCACGTTTTGGTAAGTAATCGTCCCCATCAAA